CGAGCTCCGCGGCCTGCTTCATCTGCTCGCCGATCTCGGAGAAGGCCTTGAGATCTCCGTGCGCAAGGGCGCCTAGCTGGGCGCCGATGCCGCCGATCTCGTTGCCGACCTGCTTGAGCACATAGGCGACATTCGCGCCCGCCACCGCAAGCGTCTGGAACACCGTGAGTCCAGCCGACTGGATAAAATCGGCAAGCGGCTTCATTTGATCGTGCAGGCTTCCACCCGCCTTGGCGGCCTCGACGAGCTGATCGGTGACGCCGATGAGCGGCGGCAGGAGCTCGCGCATGAGCGAGTTCCCGAGTCCCTGCCCGGCCGCCTCGAGCCGCGTGAGGTTGTCCTTGAAGGCCTCCGCCGCCTTGCCGGTCTCGGTGTCCATCGTCACGCCGAGCTGGCGTGCCTCTTCCCGCGCCCGCGCTATCGCCTCAGACCCCTGGTTGAGCATCGGGATCATCTCGGCGCCCGCGCGCCCGAAGATGAGCATCGCCAGCGCAGTCTTGTTCGCGCCGTCCTCCATGCCGCGGAACTTGTCCGCGACCTCGGCCATGATCTGGTCGGCGCCCTTCAACTGGCCGTTGCCGTCGCGCGCCTTGATCCCGAGCGCGTCGAACGCGCGCGTCGCCTCCCCGGTGCCCTCGGCCGCATCGACCATGTTGCGCGACAGACGCGCCATTGCCGTTCCGAACGCAGCAGATTCCACATTGCCGAGCTTCGCCGCGTAGACGTACTCGGACACCGCCTCGGTCGACATCCCGGTGCTCTGGGCCATCTTGGAGATGGCGTCCGCGCTGTCGATCGCCTGCTTGACGACATAGGCGATCGCGGTCCCGGCGGCGAGCGCTCCCGCCGCCAGCGCCTTGGCCGCTTTCCCGGCGGCCTCGAAGTAGTCAGCCGTCGAGCGCAGCTCGCCCCTCGCGCGCTGCAGCTCGTTGACCAGGTCTCCGGCGTCCCCGCCGATGCGCACGAGCAGCGCGCCGATCTCAGTCCCCGCCATCGATCAGCCCCCTCTGTTTCAGGTCCTCGTGCAGCTCAGCGACTTCCTGCTCGCTCAGGCTGCCGTAAGTCTTCTTCGGGCGGCGGGCGTCGACGAGCCACCAGAATTCGCGCGGATGCAGGCGCCAGAACTGCCGGGGCGTCATGCCCCACTGCACCACCGCGATCTGGTAGGCCTTCTCTACGATGGATCCGTCGCCGCGCCCGCCGGGGCTTTTTTTTCCGCCTCCGCGCGCACCGCCTCGGGCGGCAGCATGAGGACCTGCAGCACCGTGACCGCCTTCTGTGCGCGATCGCGCGTCTCGCCGCTCCGGAAGATCGCCGCGTAGACCTCGTCGTCCGCGACGCGCGCGCCGGCATGACGCAGGAGCAGCCCGTAGGCCATCGCGAGCTTGCCGAACGGGATGTCGCCCGACATGGAAAACCGCGCGAGCTGCCCGAGCGTCAGCACGTCCTCGACCTTGGCGATCGCCTGCATGATCTGGTCTGCGGGGATGACGTATTCCTTCCCTTCCCAGGTCAACGTGATGGGCTCGAAAATCCCCATGCGATCACGCCGTATAGGTCACGGTGCCTGCGGACTGGAATTCGGCCTCGAACGTGACCGAGCCTTGGTACTCGCCGGTCTCGTTGTAGCTCGCCATGAAGAAGTCCCCAGTGAAGCCGCTGTCAGGCGAGACCCCGGAGTTGTAGAGGAACTGCATCGGGGCGACGCGATCGGTCGTCCCGAGCGCCTCGGCCCTCAGCGTGTCGTTGATCAGCACGCCGCTCACCGACAGGCTCACGTCGACCTGGCCGGGTGCGTTCAGCAGCTTGCGCACCGCCGCATCGTCGTCGTTCGTCACATCGATCGGCGAGCCGGCGATCTTGATGCCTTTGGTGCGCACGCCGGCGACGGCGACGGCATTGCGCTTCACGATAACGGTCCTGCCTGCAACTGCGCTCATTTCAAGTCTCCTGTGTGAGGATGCGGAAGCGCGTGACGCCGTGCTGCGTCTCGGGATCGGGGTCGGGCATGGACTGGGAAAACTCCCAGTAGCAGAAGATGGTCGTCTGGCCGCTCACGGCGAGGCTTGCGCGGTGGAGCACCACGTAGATCGCGTCGAGCACCTGGCGCACGCGCTTGCGCCCGCGGTAGCGGTCCCAGACGTGCAGCGTGAGCGTGTGGTCCTGGCCGTTCAAGTCGTCGGTGTCGAACTCGGCGCCGGTCATGTCGCCGGCCACCACATAGGGGAAATCCACGTCGCTCTCCGAGGCATCCGCCTGCGGCACGTACTCGTAGACCCCGGGCACGGTCGGAGATCCCTCGTAGGCATGCGTCGCTAGGAGTGAGATGAGCGTGGCATCGGCGCGCAACGCGGCGATCACCGCCTGCTGGATCGCGAGCTCGGCGCTCACGATTTCCGCACCTTAGCCGCGTGCCGCTCGAGCGCTTTTTCGAGCTTCTTGCCGAACTGCTCGCGATAGACGTCCTGGATCTTCGGCCTGAAGCTCTCGACCGTCGGCACGACAAAGGGCTCCGCGTGCGCATGCTTGGTGCCGAATTCCACGAACCGCCAATAGAAGGCGTTGTGCTTCACGCCCTTCCCGGTCTGGGCGATCACGTCCGAGATCGCCTGCCCAAACGGCGCGCCTCGCCGCACCGCCTTGATCCCCTGGCGCAGGTTGCCGGTGCGCACCGGAGCGTGCTGTTTGATCTCGTCGCGCACCGCCCCGGCTATGCCGTGCACCACCGTGCGCAGCAGGTTCTGCACTTCGCGCGGGGCGATGGTGTCGAGCAGCTTGTCGAGCTCCGGCATGCCGTCGAAGACGATTCCCTTGGTCGCAGCCATCAGCCTGGCGCTCCCATTTCGGCTTCCAGCACGAGATAGGCCTTGCGCGGCCCGGCCTCGCGCACGAAGCGCACGTTCAAATAGCGGCCGCGCCAGCCGATGCGGTGCTTCTCGAGCACGTCGGACCGGCGGCGGATCACGACGAGATAGTCGGCGCTCGCCTCCTGGCGATCCGCCAGCATGCGCTCGCGGTAGCGGTAGGTCATCGGGCCCACCTTCGCCCAGACCGTCGCATAGGCCGCCCAGGAGGATGTTGCGCCCCCGGCGCCGTCGCTCGCGAGCGTGGCCGATTCGAGCGTCACGCGCTGGTCGAGCTCTCCGATCTGCCAGGCCTCCGCCATCGCGCGCTCCTAATCCCAGGACAGGATGAAATCGCCCGCCATTTCGCGGCGCAATTTCGCGCCGAGGATCTCGAGGTAGTCCACCGCGCCAGTCTCGGGTAGCCCGAATTTCTGCGCCCGGTTCGGCTTCTGCTCGACGATGACGCACGGCCGGCAGCGAAGCAGCGTCTGCTCGGCGCCGCGCAGGGCGAGGAGCTCGTAGCCCTCGCAATCGAGCTTGATGAAGTCGACGTCCTGCAGGTCGAAATCATCCAGCTTCCTGAGCGGAATGTCGCCATCGCCATCGACCCAGGAGTCCCCCGAGCTCGTCGGTGCGGTGTGGATCGATACCCTTCCCTCGCGGTCCCCGAGCGCGCAGGGATAGAGCACCGGATTGATCGCCCGGCCACGTTCGTTGCGAGTGATCGGCACGTTCGCATCGAAGCATTCGCGGTGCCCTGCAACCGGCTCGAAGGCGTGCACCGCGCAGAAGCGCTTGACGAGGTGCATGCTCCACAGTCCACAATGCGCGCCAACGTCCACCGCGGTGCGCCAGTCCTTGACCCATTGGAGCGCCGTCTCGAGCTTGCCGTACTGGTAGGTCTGCTTGCCGTCGACGAGCTTGTTCGTCTTCTGCATCCACTCGATCAGGTGCTTCTCGCCGTCAGGCAGCCACACGCCCTGGTAGTTTTTCAAGCAATCCCTCCAGTTCTCCGAGCACCCGCTCGACCGTGATCGAGGCCATCGCCCGTTCGCAATGCGTACAGCGCATCCGCATGCCGCATCCGAGCGGGTATTGCGGGCTGCGCACGAAGAGATTCCGCTGCGCCGCGTAGCCGGTCACCTCCGGCGCGATGTAGCCGCCGAAGATCACCACCGCCGGGCATCCGACCGCGGCGGCGACGTGATGCAGGCCGCCCTCCGGCAGCAGCGCCGCGCGTGCCCTGGCGAGCACCGCCGCCGCCTCGCGCATCGTCCTGGTGTAGACGAAATCCGCGCCCGGCAGCACCACGGTGGCGGAACGCCCGAGCTGCACGGGACGCACCCGCAGCCTCCTCGTGATCGC